GAGAATGATCTTTTATTTGTACTCTCATTCCAGTAACAAGACCATGACCATTACTTGTAATTACTAGTCTTCCAGTTGATTGTGTATAAACTGCATTAGTTGCTGTTATTGCAGTTGCAGCAGAGTACCCATGGCCTGACCCTATAGTCAATTCTACCTGTCCAGTGCTTGGAATATACGTTGCGTCAGTTACGTCCCTCTCACGAGCAGGAGAAGTACCTACAGGAACTTCAATAGTTGTTCCATTTGGTACCGTTGCAGTTAATGTTTGTCCAAATGCAGGGTCAGTAGCACGAGGATATTTGTGCTCTGTCTGGAAGTTATCTCTAGAACATTTAAAACTTAATGAAGCATTAGCAATAGTTACATTTCCACCACCAGCAACACCGTGTGCACCAGCGAATGTAAGAGTTAGAACTCCTGTATTAGCATCATAATCTCCACCATTTGGAGTTAAACTACCGTTTATTGCATTAGTTGCAGCAGAAACAAATGTATGCTTATAATCACCACCTGAATAAAGAGCACTAGTTGCAGTACCTACAAATTGATGAGTATAATCTCTTTCATCAACATTAAAGATTGTATAGTCTTCACTATAACTTGTTAAACCTACAGGATACTTGGGATAAGTTGAAGTTGTTATACCAGAGAATCCACTTCTAACTAATACCGCACCAGTTCCTACACCTACAAATCTGTGTGTAGAATCTGTACCAACACCAACATTAATAGTTATTGACTGAGCAGTTCTTTCAATAATGGGTGTAGCTATTCCTGCAATAGGATCTGTACCATGACGTGGATATGAATGGTAAGAAGCATAGTTATCTTGTGAACATGTAAATGTTAATGAATCGGTTGCAATACCAACACTCTGTCCAACTCCTAAAGCATTAGGGCCAATTATTAATGTTAAATTACCGTTACCTGCATCATAAGTTGCACCATCTACATCATAATCGTCAGCACAAGTAAATCCTAAACCAACCAATTTAACCTGTTTAATAATACCAGATTCAAAGTAAGTAGGATAAGTTGTAGTAATCTCCAATTCACCAGTAACATTATCATAATCTGCAGCTGCAATTGGGTTTTTAACTGATGCAACAGTTGGGAATCCAACAATATTAGTAATACTACCTTCTGCATCAGTTTCAACATATGCTTTTGCTGGTACTGGAACAGCATATCCTAATCCTGGTGTAGAACCAAGAGAAACTAACATACCACCTCTTGGTAGTTGGTTCTGATTTATATCTTGAGGATCAATAAAGACATCTCCTGTAGCAGATGCTATACCTGAGAAAATAATACTACTAATTCCAGATACAGTATCTTCTATAATGTTGAAGTTATTATCAGGGTTATTTGCAGTAGATGGTTTCTGGAATATATTGCTAAGAGTTAATAATCCACTACCACCAGTACTTCCTAAACCAACAGTGTTTGCACCACCAACCTTCAATGTAAATTGAGTATCAAGTCCTGTAAATTGATCTGTTATATCATCATATACTTGGTTAGTATCATAATCATTTCTTAAGAATGTACGTCCAGTAAATGTTGATGTTGGGAAATCTAAATTATTTCTAGTTTTTTCTGCCTGTGGGTTTCCTTTAGGTGACTCACTAAAGAATATTTCTTTACCAACAATGTTATATGAACCTCTATAAAGTTGAACAGTTGCATTGTTTGTATGAGTATCAGGTGTCGTACCAACAAACGATCTTTCAACTTCAAGAAGAGATGTTGTTCCAATTCCAGTAATAGGGCCTTCTACATCATCACCTATTCCAAGATTAACAATCTTCATAAATTCATCATCAATCCTTACAATATCATCAGGGCCAAGAGATGAAATACCACTAACTGAGAAGGTTGTTGCAGTAGTACCTATACCTAATGTACCAGCACCATCAATATTTTCAGTATTGTTCTGAAGTGTAAATGCAATTGGATTAAATGCTAATGGAGATTGTATTAAATTATCAATGGTAATAACTGCCTTTGTATTAGAAACCGCCATTTGGAATTCATGTGCGTTTCCTGTACCAACACCAACAAATGTAACACCAGTACCAGCAAGTGCTAATGTTTTAGAAGTTGCTATAAAGAATGAATCAGTGCCTTCTCTAATAGCAAACACAGGATTTGTTAGTGAGTTAATACCACCGCCACCATCTTGGTATTGCATTGGAGTAGAACCAACACCAACAAATGTTGAATTTGGTTTGTATATTAACTCTTCTCCAGTTCTGAAGAAGTGATCTGTAATATTAAATCTACCAGTAGTAAGATCAATCGTTTCTGAAACAGCAGGATTAAATGACTTAGCAAAAATTGGAGTTGTTTCAGAAGTTAATATGAAGTTTTTTCTATTAATTCTATCACCATTAATTGCGTTATAGAAGAATAATTTAAGATTCTCTCTTCCACTACCAAATTCAAGAGGTTCTGTAAGTTCTTCATTGAGTGTGTCTAATGGGCCATATACGCAAAGATTTAATGAAGATACTTGAATTTCAGTGCCTGTATATGCAGAATCTGGAATAAATTCAAGTTGGAATTGATTACCATCAAATTTACCATTAAAAGATCCTAATCCTGATAAACTATCCGAGATAGATGTACTACCTACAGATATGAATGGTGATGGTTGAGTATAAACATCACCTTGATCATGCATAGTATAAACTTGATGCAATGCTTTGGTTGATCCAGCACTAACTTCAATAACAGATTTGACTGCATTGAAATCTGTCTGAAGAATTGAGAATACTGTTGTTGTTCCAGTACCAATAGAATAATCAGATTGATAAAGAGCAGTTTGTTCAGATCCTGCAGGTTGACCAGGTGCTAAGAATCTATAAGTTCCAACTCCAACAGCTGTTGAACCAAATCCAACAATTTTTGACTTAAGTTGAATAATATCTGTTGAAGGATTATGATATTCGACTATTAATTCATTTCCATAACCAGAATCAGTTGAAAAACCTACTGTAAATTCACCCATGAATTGATCTGAGTACATTCCAACATCAGAATGTGTATCAACAAAATATTCGGAAGTATATGTGTGTTCACCATCATGACTAACATATAATTCTACATAATTTTGCTCATTTGTTGTTTCATTCAGTAAATGATTTTGTAGATGTAATGAATGATATTTTTCAGAACTTAAACCAATAATTCTTGTAGTTGTAATACCTGATGAAACGGTAGTGGCCACACCTACAGAACCACTAAGATTAACAAATCCTACCGCAAATGTACCAACACCTGCTTGTTGATTAAATTGTGTTCTAACAACCTTAAGATCGTAGTCTGTATTATACGCATCAGGTAAAGGAGTAAATCTAAGGTAAGTATCTCCAAGAGCATCTTCAAATACTGCAAAACTACCAATAGATGTCTCATCATCTAATTTTTGTTTTTGTAATAAAACAGATTCTGTTCCATAATTACTTAATAAGACTAAATCTGCTATCTGAACATCACCTTGACCTATATCTGTAACTCTAACAAATAAACCTTCAAATTCATTAACACTAGAAGCATCTATTTTAAATAAATTTAAGAATTCACTTGGATCACCATCTAAGTTTGAGAATTGACTATTAATGTCGTCTATTAGTAAAACTTGGTTACTTTTTGCAAGTAAATATGATGATAATCTCTTATTTTCAATTTCAACAAATTTAGATGCCTTACCAGTTCGAGTTATATTTGATCCAAAAGTAGTATTGTATTCTAAGTCAAACGCAGTAGTCCAATTATAAAGTGTATCTACTCTTTCATCACCTGTTAAATCAAGAATAGAAAGTGATTGTGATGTACTTCCAACTGCAGCTAATGCTGTTGTAGATGATATTCCAGTGTCTGCAAAATTCTTAAGACCTGCAGTATGAAGTAATCCATTTACTGGACTTCTTAATGTACTATATTCTTGACTACTCTTGACTGTATATGAAAGATTCTGGTAATAATCATTATCAGGAAGCACCTGATTATCTAAATTTAATTTTCCAGTATCATTAGTCCAACCAATGTCTTTCTTAACAGCATAACTTACATCAAATTTTCCTTCGTTTTCAGTAATGCTAACAACAGCTGCTATTGTTCCAGATTCCTTTCCAACAATACCTTCACCAGGAGTTAATCTGTAAGTTCCAGAAACTCTAACAAAATCAGGATTGTCTGCATCAACTTTATTTTCGGTAATGTATAAATCTCTTGGAATCTCGTTACTTATTATTTGTTCGCCAACAATAAATTGAGATGGGAATTGATCAACTGAGAATGTTGGATAATCCGTTCTATTAATAATGACTGCAAGAGATCCTTGGTCAGTAACAGCAACACCACAGTTTGTTGAATACTCAGATGCATCAACAACAACTGCATCACTTGCACCTGATAAGTATGCTATAACTTTAGGGAATCTATAACCAATATCTTGAGAGTTAAATCCAGTACCACCATGAACATCTTCTTTGATTATATTCTCTATAAAGACTTCATCACCAACTTTAAATGGTGGTTCAGCGTATCCTGCTGATGGAGTTGTTATATGACATGTAAATATTCCACTATTGTTACTACCAACTGTCTGAATACCAATACCATTAGTATTATTCACTGTAAACAATTCTACTTCTTTTTCTGGTAATCCAGATGGAGCCACAATTACATCAACATTTGATATTGCAGGCCCTGCTAATGATGCTCTCAATAAACCAGCAGAAATTCTTAGTCTTGTAGTTGGATGTACAATATGCACATTTGGAGCAGATAGATATCCACCACCACCACTAGTAACAGTAACTACACCTATTGTATTTGAATTTTCAACAACAATTAAAGGTGAAATAAATGCATTTGGTTTTAAAGTTTTATCTGATGAATATTCAAATCCTTCGTTAATTATTCTTACTTGGTTTGCATTACCAATTGATTTTGAAGAAGGAATAACATATGCACCTGTTCCTGAAGTATTATCAACACCACTGAAATTAGGTAATCTCTTATATCCAAATCCACTAAAGTTAATATCTGCTTTATGAATACCGCCAATTGCTGTTGGAGATGTTGTGGTATATTTTAAAGAACTAGTTTCAGATGATGCATAAGATAATCTTTCTGGAACTCGTTTTAGAGATACATCAAATGTTGTAGATCCTGTAGCAATAATATTATATCTGCTGTTATATAAACTATCTGAGAAATTGATTAATGAATGACTTTCAACAGAAGTATCTGCTGTAGTAATACCTCCACTGTTTTCCAAGTTATAATACAACTTAGATGGAAGCATACTATCATAATTTAGAGTTCTATTTGCAATAGTACCAATACCAGCTGTTCCAACACCTGTTACAGTAAACTGAGTTGCACCTGTGAATCCAGTAGAGACAAATTCATTATTAAACTGATTATCATAATAAAACTTAAGTTCATATCCTGCTAAAGAAGGATCGACTATATTAAACACTAAATCACTATTTCCAACAATGAATAGAGATGGATTTACTAAAGAAAGAGACTGTGTTCCGATTCCAGTACCAGATATTTCAGTTGTAATAGGAGGATTGGTATAAGCATCTTTAGAAGTTGCAGATAATTTTATAATATCATCATCAACTCTGTATACAAAGTAATTACCAGTATGCAATCCAGTAGAAACACCATTAGGAGCCTCATAGTAAACTTTATCTCCTGTTTCTAATCCATGCTCATTTAATGTTATTTCATTTTTTGTTGTATTGATTGTAGTTGGATCAAAATCAATAGGATTAATTAAAATATTTCCAGTATCTGCATTTCTCTTAATTCTTACGGCTGTAGATGTTCCAATACCAACTGAAAGATTAGACTTAACTTCTAAGTCAATTTGATCACCTACAGTTAAATTATGAGTGAATGCTGTAGAGATAGAAACAGTTGAAATAATTTTTTGTGTTTTTGCTAAAACTTGTTCAAATTTAGTTTCAATTTTATAATTATCTTGATTAGTACCACCACCAGTAAAGTAAACATCAGAGAACCCTATACCTACACCAGTTTTTATACCAACATAATTTTTACCTTTATTTGTTACGAATACTTGTGAAGGTAAATTGTAACTAACAGTACCAGTGCTATTAGCAATAGATATTTGTGCTGCTCCACCAGGTACTGAAACAGTTACTGGTTCGTTGTTTACAAACTTATGATTTGGTAAATAAATTGCTTGAGTTGGAATACTTCTTGTAATTGTAGTACTTCCAAATCCAAATGTTGATGTATGGGTGACACCAGATGTAACACCAAAACCAACAGCTTTGATTGGATTAAAGTATGCAACATTGTTTAATGTTGATTCAAAATAAGGTACAGACTTAGGAATAGTAAATGAACTAGGAACTATGGAAATTGTACTTCCTACACCGTGTACAAGACCTGTAGAACCTCTATTTGCCCTTATTATCTTCTCAGTTGGGTATATTTCTAAAACCTGCATTGTTTCAGTACCAACTGTAATACTATTACCTATAGATAATCTCTCTGGTATTGTGGAAACATATATTTCACTTGAATTTGGTAGAGATGCAACTGTAGGTACTACCGCAATTACCTGAGTGCTTGCTGTTACTATACCAATTTGATATTGTCCATTTATTTGTGATAGAACAGTAGATAATCCAGAAATAACAACATTATCACGATTAACTAAAGGATGTTGAGGTAGAATATTAACTTGAACATTATCAGGGTTCCAAGTCAATATTGTATTTTCAAAAGTTGTAACTGCAGTTTGTACATCAACAATAGGTCTTCCCTCCAAAGAGGAAATTTTACTTGATAAACCTTCACCACTTGTACCTTCTTCATCAAATGTTAATCTCTCACCAACTGCATAATTATCACCAGAATCGACAATATTTAATTCATCAACAGTACCTGCTGTAACTGATTCTATTACTGCCTTCTGATTTGATATTTCATTTGTTTCAATGATAAAGTCGTTATCAATATTCTGTTCAGCAACTCTATATGGGAATGTATTTCTAATAAGATTATTTGATGCATAATCAAAATCTTGAGTTATAACTTGATCCAGTGGAATAGATCTAAATTTATCTCCTATAAAGTATGGGAAGTCTGGTTTATTTTGAGAACCACTATCTTTAATAGTTGCATAATAAGCATATATTCCATCTGGAAACTCAGGTGTTTTTGCAAAACGACCATTATTAATATCCAAATCACCAGAATCATCAAATTTATTATCATCTACAAAGAATCCAGCAGGGAAAACTGTAGTAGGAGGTCTATCAACAACAATAGAAGTGTCTAATGTATAACCACTACGTATTCTTTCTGGAACTGAGTTGGAATCTTCAGGATTTGAATAAACAAAAGGCCCATAAATTGGATTTCCATCATAAGCCCATCCAATAATTTTAGAAGCAATAGTAATACCTGTACCAACTTCACCAAATGAGTTTCTAAATGTTACTCCATATCCAGCAACTGTATATTTTAAACTATCATCATTTCCTGCTAATATTACATCATCATCAAATTTTTGTACCATGTCTATGGTCAATGGTCTTACATCAACATCAATAAAACCTGCTTTACCTGCAGAAACTACTTTTATAGTAGTTGATGATGCAGAGTATCCAATACCTGAACTAACAACTTGTACAGATGATATTCTATTGTTAACTATAATTGGTCTTAATTTAGCACCAGATCCTGATCCTGAAATATCAACTACTTCTAGATCAGGTGTTGAGTAATATTCGACACCACCATAGTTAATATCAACACTATCAAGTATTCCTCCAATAATATTTGCTTTTAATGATGCTTCTCTACCATTCTGTATAGTTATTGTTGGTTTCTTCTCAAAATTAATTATAGTTGAACCATAACCAGTACCAGTTTCATACAAATAAGAATCAACAATACTACCTTTAATAGTTGGGGTAAGTACCATTTCCTCAGCAGTTTGAGTAATAGTACCAAATCCAACAGGAGAGTATTTCAACGATACTGATACATCTGGATATTTAAAGACTTGGAATCCCTGACCCTCAGATTCAAATTTAACAAAGTTATCTCTAGTAAAGTTAGTTATGTCTGTTCCACCAAGACCAGCATTGGCCAATCTAAATGAATCATTATCCACTTTCATTACATAGTAATAATTTGCAGTTGTAGATATTCCTGTAGTTTCTGTTAGTCCACTAATTGACTCTGTAAGTGTTGTACCAGCACCTATAGCAGTAGAATACTCAACTATCTCACCATTACCAAATCCATGATTTTCAAATGATACTTTATTATATTGTGTTGATATTCCTGTAGGTTTAACAAGTAACTTTCTATTAGTTATTTTTCCACCATCTATAACTTGAATACCAATAACTGATCTTTGATTTGGTAAAGTAGAGAACTTATGTGTACCACTAGTGTTGGAAACACCCATACCAATTGGATTTTCCCTATTGACTGCATTTAATGTACTATTGTATAGTTTAACAGTTTTATTATCAATTACCTCAATAAAGTAAGAAGCATTATTAACTAGAGTATCTGTTCCAATTCCAATTCCAATTCCTTCGTTTCCATTAGACTTGTATATTACTTCTTGACCATTTTGGAATGTATGATTAGTTAAAAATGTAATAGTATCGGCAGCATCATCAACTCCACCAGAATAAATTTTCTGTCTTCCGTCAAATTCAACTTCTCTTGCTTTGTTAACAATTATTGGTTCTAAAACTGCAGTACCATTACCACCATTAACGTCAATACTTATAACTTCGTTAATATCAAATCCTTGAGGATCAATAAAGACTTTAGTAACAGAACCTTCAATTACTGGTTGTATAGCAGCAGTTATACCAACACCAGCACTAACATACACATTTGGTGGATTAACGACATCATAACCAGTACCAGAAGTAACAACATTTGCGGATTTTAATGGGCCATAATAAACTTTATCTTCAGATTTATAGTTACTAATTTCTACACCATTAATCATTACACCAGTTGTTCCTGGCTCTGTCTCTGTTTGACTTGCTCTATTTGAAGATGGTGTTAATGCAAACTTCTTAAGTGACTTTTGAGCTGATATTACTTCTGATCTCTGAGAATTTAATATAAACTTATGAATACCAGTAGTAGATTGTAACGGGATATAAGTAGCACTTTCAATAGATGCTCTAGATCCATATAATCTTATCTTCTTTTTATCACTAGAAACAATCTCACAGTAATATCTACCAGTCTCTAATCCAACATAATGATCACCATCTGGTTTATAGAAAATTTCATCACCTGTAAAGAAAGGAACAGCAGTTGGAAATACAACAGTACTGTACTGATCTAGTGTATTTGGTACTATACTGTCTAAACCACTAGATGTTGCAGACTTTACATTAGTGGTTATGACGTTTACAAAGTCAGTAGTAACACCAATTCTTCCAGATGGAAGAGAATTTGATGCAACATATGCTTCATTATTGTCTTTAATGTATAAATTTGATGTATCTGATAATAAATGAGGAAATTCTAGAGGAACTGCGGTACTAACTGCATAATTTGGTTTTCTTCTAATATCAATTGCACCATTTCCAGTGTAACCATCTGATAATTGGATGGTATTTTCATCAAGTACTGAAATAATTGTACTTTCTAAGTTTCCATTAGTAAAACTTTCTACAATATTTGATCCAGTTCGGACAATTTCGACTAAATCACCTTTTTTTAGACTAGATCTATCAATTTTTGCCTTAGTAGTGAACTGACTTGCAGCAACAAATTTAATTCCTTGAATAAAATATCTACAACTTGTGTTATAAATCCATGAATTTGCAAAAGTTTCCTTAAATGATGAGTTTGTTGCTGGATTTTCTATAAAATCACCAACATTTTTAACTGAAATTATCTCACCTTCGTTAATATTAAGGTTTTCAGATACTTGTTGGAAGTCTGCTAAGACACCAGTAAGTCTTAATTCTACAGGTTTAGTAATATCTCCATCTTCATAACCATAATAAGTGTTATTACTTCTTATTTCATCTGCCTTTTTAATGGAAACACCTATTCCAGTGCATCCAAAGAACTGGTTAATACTCTTACTTGTATAATCAATACTTGCATTACCAGCAGATATGATAGTTCCAGTTTGGCCAAACCCTACAGTTGAGTCAACACTAATTACTGAATCACCAGCACCAACACTATCAAGACATCTTGTTGCTTGTGTTACATCAAAATTACCTTGAATTGTTGAATCAGAGTCATCAAAACCAATAAAGAGTGATAATTTGAAGTAACTTTGAACAATTGTTAATGCAACACCAACTCTACTAAAACTTTCAACCTCAGATATTGAAGCACTAGTATTAACATCTGATGTTTTAAACAGTGTTTGACCTGCTAATTTAGTAACATCACCACTAAGAGCCTCAGCAATTACAACTTCTCTTCTAACATAATTTGCTGCAGATGGTTTTAATAGATATTCTTCTAAATTTACAACTTTTGGAGTTTCATTGTAAAGTGCATTAAATAAAATTCTGAATGATTCATCTGTTCCTTTAGCGTTATATAATGATCTTGCTTCTTTTATAAACGTACCTGCATTCAAATTTGCATCAAAATCAACATTCTCTAACCCTGGAGTAAGAGAAAACTTGAGTTTTTTATAAAATTCTTGTAAAAATAGAGAACTTAAGTTTTGTACATAAGTACCTGATAAATGATCAGCAGTACTAGAAGTGGAAAATGTTAAGTCTTCTTGATTTAATTCTTGATGATAACTTGTAATACCACTAAAACCACGTTTAGCACCAGTAAAACTGTTAGTTGTTACTCCAGTATAAGTTATAATCTCATCATTAATCTTTAATAAACCCCATTCACTAGGAAAACCCTTTGTACTAGAAACAGGAATAGTATCACTACTTGTAGTAATTCCAGTAGAAAGAGTTGTTGATCCAATAACAACGTCTGGGGTTAAATTATCTAATTTTAAATATTGATCTAAATTATCAGAGATATCAATATTACCTCCCTGATATTCTTGGGAAATATAATATTGCTTTAAAAATTCTACTGCATTAGGACTTTCACTTAATACATATTCAGGCAGCTGATTTTCAATGATTTGTTGAACCTTTACTTTAGGTTCAAAACCAGTATTGATCATATTATTCTCTTATTAATTTTCCGTTAAGATAACTTGAAGTATAGAAGTCCTTAATAAAGCTAGTTCCAGTAATTTCATCACCTGAACTTATCACATCCCTAATCATATTTATTGTACTTTTTGAAAGACTAAAATTGAGGTATAGTTCTTTTAATCCAACTACATCATTAGATTCTGGAATTGCTTGTACTTCTACAACACCACTATTATCAAGTGTTGATGTAATATTCACTGTACTTAGAAGAATTTCTCCTTTTATATAATCTACGGTTCCAGCTGAACCAATAACAGTATTTTCAGTTCCATTGTCTAATATTTCCACAATAGAGATAACACCTGTCTTCATATCTGAATTAGGAGTATCTGTAAGGTAAACAGTTCTAATATTATTAGATATTGTAAACCCAGTAGACTTAATATTCTTTCCTGATGCGGTTACATGGAATTGGTTACCGAAACATAGTTCATATTGGGCAAACTGGTTAATTGCTGCCTTCAAATCCCTTCTAATACGTACACGGGTAATATTAGAGGTAATAGCAGTATCTGTACTATCAATTACTTGCTGTACTTTACTATATTTGAATCTACCACCAAATTTATTCATATCTACAGAATTTGAATATGCAGTTAGTGTATTTGAGACTTTTGTTTGAAGGGCAGATGAGGTAGAGACCTTATTTTCATCAAAATACACTGCAGAATCAATTTCCACATATAGTATTTTAAGATCTTCAATTTTTTGGTTAATACCAGATACAGCGTATTGCTTTAACTGAGATAAAATCCTAGTTTTGTTAAATGTTGATACATATGTACCATTTTTAGGTTTGATGCTAATTGTGACAGTACCAAACTCTGGTGGATCCATTTCTTCACCACCAACGACTGCAACTGACTCTGTATCAGGATAAATCTTCTTTACTATAGCTTCATAATCTCTAGGTGTAACCGCCCTGTACTGGGAGGAATAGATTCTAGGTGCATAATACTTAATTGAACTAATAGACTCTATTTCAGACCCATTTGTGGATGCCTGAACGGTACCTACACTAGGAGTTGATGTGAGAGTGACTGAACCTCCTTGTGGATTAACAATTCTTCCTGCAAATGAGAAACTATTGCCATTTCCAATCCCATTTCCGTCTTCTCCATCAGTAATAATGTACTGAACAGTAACTACTGACCCATTTTCTAATTTTTTACCGATTATTCCATCACCAAATAGCAATTCATACCTTTCATCCTGTACTTCTTGCACTAAAAAGATTTCTGAGTTCGAATTTACGTCTAAAATATTGTCAACTAGTGAATATTCTATTCCAAGTGACCCAGCTGAGTCGCTAGGCCCTTTAACATACACTTTTATAGTCGAAGTATCAATATTTGGGTTGTCTAAAAGGAATCTTTGGTCTAATGAACCATCAACTGTGAAGATTCTATTAAGAAATGTCCCTTCTTTAATGATAATATTGTTAAATGACGCTACAAAAGTACCTGGTGTTGGTTCTGTTATGGGTGCAGAGATGTCTTCAGACGTTGAGAACACATATGAGGTGTTGTTAGCATCACCTACACACACTAAACCTGCTCTTATAGTCGCTGTAGGGGTTAAATTGAGAGAAGTTATGTTTAGACCTACATCAAAGGATACTTCTGCTGTGGCTGCCGTTCTAGAACGAGGTACATAACCTATATTTCTTGCTAATGAAACAACATTTTCTCTAACTGTTGCTGAATCTAGGAAAGATTCGTTCACAACCATGTTTGAGTTGAATGCTGTAATATACGTATTATAAGCTAATGTGTCTATAAGGACAGAAAAGTTGGATCCTTCAAAGTCAAAGTCAGTAAAAGTGGTATTAGCACGGAGATATGACTTAATTGACGTTTTTATTTGATCAAAATCAAGATCTGTAAATTTAGTGAAAGGCATGTTATCTTGTTGCCTCTAAGAGGAATGAATATTCTTGTGTTGGAAACTCTTGTCCTACAATATCGAAAATAACGGTAACATCAAAAGCATTATCATCTTGATTCGGATCTACCGCAACCTCAACATTTTCTACTCTTGGTTCGAAGTTATCTAAAGCAATGGCTATTTGTTGTCGTATAGTAGATGCAGTACCAAAATCAACGAACTCAAATAGACTTCTCTGGACATCAGATCCTAATAATGAGTTAAAGAATCTTTCAGTAGGAATTGTTTGCACTATATTTCTTACTGATCTACGAATTGCATCCGCATTCTTCAATATTTGCAAATCTTTTGTTACAGGATGAGGTTTAAAGGACAATGAAATGTCTTTAAATGCTCTAGATACCCTCTTAATCGCCATCAGACAAAGGTTTTTTATTATTTATACTGGTTTCCCCATAAAAAAAGTGCCTCTTTCGAGACACTGCGGTTATTTTCCTTGTCCTCTGTACTTTTTACGAGCCGAGTTACGGGATGTTGCCGAATATTTTGAGTGTTTTCCGCTTCCTTGACGAGTTTTTTTGGGTGTTGCCTCCTTACTCGTGTTCGTACTTGAATAAACTGCCATAATTACTCCTTGTTAATCTTAGTTTTTACTGTATCAGGATGTGGAGAACCTGTTTTGTAGAATTCAATCGCTAAGTCCTCCATCATATCAAAGTATTCGTTCTGTGTAAGATTCGAATACTTCTCCTCACCACCTATGAGAATACTATATGATTCTTGTTTTCTCATGTCCTACACGCACACGTGGATCGCACCAGATTTCGTAACCTGCTTCTTTTGCATCAAGACAGAAAGAAACGTCTTCACCGCACATGTCTTGTACCTCGCCACTTTCGAAGACCTGCATCTTAGGTGCAAACCATGGATAAGGTATACCTTCGTTTTCAAATACTCCCTTTTTAATAAGAAGCCATCCGAAACCTGTGTAGTCTACTGTAAAAGGTTTCTTTCTCTTACTCATACTTTCAACTGTTTCATGATTCATGACTCCACCGTTGTTACGGAAATCATCTTCTTCTAACCAGTGAGCAACTGAAGTTGTTTTACCATCCTCTGTAGCATACCAACCTGCTGCTAAGTCTTTTTCCATTAAGACTAACTGAAAGAACTTCTCAGAATTAAAAACTATATCTGAGTCAATCCATAGTTGCCAATC